ATACCGACTGCTCGTGAGGCTTCTTGTTCAGAGTCGTACCAGTTCCGCGGGGATTTTCACCCATTCCATTGCGCGGGTGCTAAAAAGCACTACTACATCATGATGTAGTCTTCCTTCCATTCTATACGCGGTGGTTCCGCGTACGCCATGTAATTGGTCGGGGGGGCCCTATCGATACCGTAATGGCGCCGCATGGCGCCACTCCGGTAAGCGGTAATGGCCTGGCTCGCTGCCGAACCGAGCATCTGTCCTGCCCAGCCCACGGCCGCGTTTAAAACACGGCTGAAGGTCGATTCGATATACGCAGTAGGCATACCGATGTCCACCGTCCTTTGCTCCTCCATTGCGGCAGGAACAAAAGGACTGGGCAACGCGTCAAATTGCCCGAGCGTGGGCCTAGGAATACATTCATAGTGCGCCACGTACTCGGCAAGAATAGCGTTTCCAACAGTGGAACCAGTGACTAAAACACAAATAGCCACGTGACCAGTAGTCGTCTCAATGTCCGTGGTGGGACCGACGACGGCTGGGGCAGAATTAGTAGCTCGGTAACGGTGAACCGAGTCATCCAATAGACGTCCCGGCACGATCATGGGCCGGGTGGTGAGCTCAGAAACTGGTACTATGGTGTGCCAGATGCACGACGTGAACTCGTCTTCAGAAGCAGGAAAGTTGGAATTCACCGCTAAATGGGGTTCCCAAGGAACGACAGCGATATAGACTAGACCGCTGGCGTTGGTGATAGAAGACAAGCATGACAATCGAACTCCCCAAGCAGGGGTTCTGAAAGACTGAACATTACTGTTCAGGTTGGAATACTGGATGACCGTTGACGTTGAACCGCCAGACCACGTGATCACATTTCCTACCGAAACGGCAGAAGGAGTGAAAACAGCGGTCGAGGGATACGGTAAAAACGCCCGTGCAACGTTCTGATTCGCTCCAACAACCATGGTGTTACGCTGGGTACCGAGGTAAGGAACAGAAGGAAAAGTGTTCTGATCCGGAAACCTAGTACCGCGTGCCACGTTGTCAAAGGGATTGGCCGCTGCAACGGCAAACTGGTGCAATTTAGGACTGCGGCGTGCACCACGCCGCTTTGAAAGTTGGTTCTTTCTAGAGAAGTTTGCCTACCAGTGAATTCTCTATTCCACTGGTCCGATTCAACCATAAAGATGGAGGTCTCGCGTAATCGGTAATTTCATCGCACGAGTGCGCCGCTTAACGGACGGCTGTGGTATATCTCCCGGGAGTATTTTATGGAAAACTGCCTTAAACCCCCACGTGTGAGAGTGGGATCCTCCGTTTGTTATCGGGCTTTCGTGCCCGGAAATTTAAAGTCTTCCGATTCCCGCATATGCCGTAGTTTATCGCCTTCGGGCTGCACGCTACCGCGTGCTCACGCCAGCTCCTCCATCGTGCACAGATCCATGACGGAAGATTCCGAAAGGAATCCGTCAATCTGCATGCAGTCTTCGAGGAGGGGATGATACACTGAACCAGGCTTGGAGAAGTCGTAACCTCCTAGCGTTTCCAATACCTGGGCAGGGCTCACTCCGTACCGGTGCTCAAAATGGGCTTCGAGGGCGTTCTGATCAACTTCAAACGCCTGTCGAATCGTCAACCGGTAAGGGTTGAGCCCGCCATGCACCTTTCCAGGCGCATTGGCGCGCAATATCCGCTGGCAGACTTCTCCGAGGACGGGAACAAAGAAGTCATGCTGATACCCCAGAGCAACGCCAGCAACATGCTTCATGAGGTTAGAAGGGGTTAACATTTCGGTAGGCATGAGACTCTTAGCGAGGGCGCGGAACGGCTTGTGTGACAGGACACGGTGTTCACCGACGTCCCAAAACACAGAAGAGCAGAATTCAAGGTCATCATATGATTCCTTGAGGTTTCCACGCTCAACCATTTCCAATTTGTGTCCACCCCTTCTGCAGTGGTCCACAATCTCCCTAACATCCAACCTGTCCCTGGAAAAGATGATGTTATCATCACCCATTTGTACCAGGAACCAATCCCTGCCAGTCAAGCATCCGGCAAACAACACCATTCCACACAAAGTGTTCCCAATGGTGGTGTTAATAACTCCGGACGCCCGTTTGGCACTACACCGAAAGCTGGCCCGTCCTGCACTGGTGGTCCCCTTAGTTTTGGCCTGTTTCTTGATCTCGTGTAACAACCTTTCGGGCATTCCAGCCTCCCGATACAGTTGAAACTCAGTCCACAAGGCTTCAGACTCAGTATGACCATCATACCTAGAAAAATCTCCTTCGTAAACGTACCACCCCAGGGTCTCAAAATGGGAAACCAACTTGCCCAGTTCCACCCTATCTATACCCCCAGGATACAGAAAGTGGTTCTTGACAAGTTCGTCATAAGAACCCGACCAATACTTCTTACAGATAGCTTTCTGAAAGTCGTAGTAGCCAGGCGCAGTGGCTGCGAAATATTCCGGCGACTTGGAAGAGATAAACCGAGGGTCGTGTTTGCCATTGACGCGTCCATTCAACCACTCGCGCTTGACAAATCCGGCCGTGTCACAAACAACGCGTTCACCGCGTTCGATAGAAAGCTTCCCCGCTATATACCTAGAGCGTTGCTTTCCACCAGCATGCAACAAGTACGCTGCGTGGGCTTCTTCTTCTCCAGCAGCTTCATAGGAAAACCATTTCTCGGATTTATAATCCTCGCTCATGATCACCTTGAAGCACTCGAGACTCCTACTCCACGTAGCGGACCTCAGAAACGGTTCCGAGACAGGCGGCAACAGCTGTCTCGTGAGAAGGGCGCGTTCTTCGTTATGATGACAACCTCTTGGCAACCACAGGTGGTCGAGACCTATCGTAAACCCTACCCGAGTACGACGAGTCCGACACTTGTCTTCCGTGGGAGCAGTAAATTTGCTCTGGAGATTGTCGATCAAATCCTTCCGCTGCAGCGGCCCCAACTGGGCGCAGTGGTCGTTAACTATGCCACCATACGTGATGATAGTTCGACCTCTCGTTCTGCAAAAGAGGAAACGGAGACTGCACGTAATAAGCCAAATGGC